GCAAAAATAGTTGATGGATTCGCACAGACACAAGCTGATGGTAAAATTGTTGTTGACCAATATGCACAGCAGATAGGTCGTATTGCACCAATAGCGGCTGGTGCTGGTGTAAGTATTGATGAATTAAATGCTGCGATTTCTGCTGTCACTGCAACTGGTGTTCCTGTTGAATCTACCTTTGCAGGGTTACGACAAGTCATTGCTTCGATACAAAAGCCCACTGGTGAAGCATCTAAGGTTGCTCAAAAGCTTGGAATAGATTTCAGTGCGGCTGCTTTACAATCAAAAGGTTTGGGTGGGGTTTTAGAAGAAATAATTGCAAAAGGTGGAGCAAGTGCAGATAACCTTTCAAAATTATTTGGCAGTGTTGAAGCACTTACAGCTATTCAACCATTATTAAATGATGAATTAGTAAAATTTAATCAAGCTCTTGATAATCAGGCAAACGCACAGGGTAGGGCTGCCAGAGACGCATTTAAAGCAACAAACACAATACAGGGACAACTTAAAAGATTATCAAGTGCTTTTACAAACTTGGTTGCTGATGGTTCAGAGTTTGGGATTGTAATTAGAGAAACTTTAAAAATTACTGCTGTTACTGTTGAGGCTTTAGGTCTTGCTGTAAAAGCTACTTTTGCACCTTTTAGAGCTTTGTTTGCATTTATTGGAGAGATTAGTAATGCAGTTATAGGAGAATTTGGTGGAGAGGCTATTGATATTGTTATAGGTTTTGAAAAAGCTTGGATTTTTGTCAAAAACGCAATTAATGAAAATATAAAAAGAATTACAGAACTTGGCAGAAAAGCTGGACAAGTCGTGGGCAAAATTGTTAGAGCAATATTTGATGCCTTTAATAAAATTAAAAATTTTGTAGAAAACAACCCTGTTCTGAAGTTTTTATTAGGGCAGATCCAAAAGATTATGCCAAAAATAGATATTCAAGTTGAGGGTGATGATTTAAAAGATTTGAAAAAAGATATTGATGAAGCGACAGATGGTGCTAATAAATTAAGTGATGCTTTTAAAAAAGTAGGGGATAATATCGCAACTGGTGTTTCTGATGCTTTGACTGATGCAATTATGCAGACTAGATCACTAGCAGACGCAGCTAAAAGCTTGCTTCAGAGCGTTGCTAGACAATTATTGCAGCTTGGTATTAACACATTTTTATTTAGTGCTTTTGGTGGTTCATCTGGTTTATTTAAAAATTTACCAACATTTGCTTCTGGTGGAAGGCCAAAAGTGGGTCAGCCCTCAATAGTTGGAGAAAAAGGTGCAGAATTATTTGTGCCTTCAAGGGCTGGGACAATTATTCCAAATGACCAGCTAGGAGGCGGTGGTCTAACAAATAATATTGTGGTTAACGTTGATGTAAGTGGAGGTGTTGATGTACAAGGAGGAGAGGAAGAAGGGAGAGAACTTGGAAGGCTTATTGCGGTGGCTGTACAATCTGAAATAATACAACAAAAAAGAGCAGGGGGATTATTAGCATAATGGCAACTTTTCCAGACATCAAGCCTTCATACGGGTCAAGAAAAACTAATGCACCAGATTTTAGACTTGTAAAATTTGCAGATGGATATGAACACAGAATAGTTTTTGGTTTACCAGATAATCAAAATCCAAAAGTTTTTAATTTTACATGGAATGTCAGTGAAACGGATTCAGACACTATTGAAACATTTTTAGACGCTAGAGGAGCAACGGAAAGTTTTGATTACACACCAGCAGGGGAAAGTTCTGCTAAAAAATTTGTATGTGAAAGCTGGACTAAAACAATTCCTTATTTAAACAGAGCTACCATTAATGCAACTTTTAGGGAAGTTTTTGAACCATGAGTACAGCACCCATAATTTCTGATTTACAAAAAACTAATCCATCAGCAATTATTGAAATGTTTTCTTTAACTACAGTTGCAAGCTTACATGGATCAACGGCAACTTACAGATTTCATAATGGTACAAATGGAACAGGTAATGGAGATATTATTTGGCAAGGTAATACTTATGTAAGAATGCCTATCACAGCAGAGGGGTTTGCTTATCAACGTGGGCAGATTCCTAGACCAACACTTACTGTTAGCAATGCGTTAGGGACTATTACAGCAATACTTCTAAATGTTAACTCAGTCACTACTGGAAATGATTTAACAGGAGCTACAGTTACAAGGATAAGAACTTTGGCAAGGTTTATTGATAGTATAAATTTTATTGGCAATACTAATCCATTTGGTACACCAGACCCTTCAGCAGAGTTTCCTCAAGAAATATATAAGATAGATAGAAAAGCTACAGAAACTAGAGATATTGTTCAATTTGAACTTGCTGCACCTTTTGATTTAGCTGGTGTGAGAAGTCCAAAAAGAATTTGCACTAGGGATAATTTTCCGAGTATTGGAACTTTTATTGCATGAACTGGAAAGACGCTGCTCTTGCTCATGCGAAAGACCAAGATCCAAAAGAGTCGTGCGGTCTTTTACTAAATATAAAAGGCAAAGAGAGATATTTTCCTTGTAGAAATTTATCAATGACAGCTTATCAATGTTTTATTATCGATCCAGAAGATTATATAAAGGCAGATAATACAGGAGATATTATTGCTGTAGTACATAGTCACCCTGTAACGCCACCAGTTGCAAGCCAATCCGATAAAGTTGCCTGTGAGCAAAGTGGTCTTGTATGGCACATAGTAAACCCTAAAACAGAGTCATGGGGTTATCTTGAGCCAACAGGTTATAAAGCACCCATACTTGGCAGAGAATGGGCTTGGGGAGTCACAGATTGCTATACCTTAGTCCGAGACTGGTATAAAGAGAAATTAAATATAGATTTGATTGACTGGCATAGACCTACAACTTTAGAAGAGTTTAATAAAAATCCTATGTTTGAAAAATGTGCAGAAGAAACAGGTTTTAGAGAACTTAATCCTGATGAAAAGCTTATAAATGGAGATTTACTATTTATGTCAATTTTGTCCAATAATTTAAATCATGTCGGAATTTTTGTAGATGGTGATGTTTTACATCATTTAACAGATAGACTTAGTTGTATAGAACCATATTCAGAATGGTTGTTAAAATGCACAGGAAAGAGGTTGCGTTATGTTGCGTAAAATAAAATTATATGGAGAGTTAGCCAATTTTGTTGGTCATAATGAATTTGTAGTTAAAGCAGATACACTTGGTCATGCAGTAAGTTTTCTTGTTAATAATTTTGAAGGTATAGAAAAGTATATGAATCCAAAATACTATCAGGTGAAAGTTGGTGATTATGCCATTAATGAAGAAGAGATACATCACCCAATAGGACAACAGGATATTCATTTTGTGCCTGTGATACAAGGTGCTGGTGGTAATACAGGGAAAATCTTGTTAGGTGGTGCTTTGATAGCTGTTTCAATGGGTGCTTTCGGTGCTTTCGGTGCTAAAGCAATAAGTTTTGGTGCTAGTGGTACAGGCTTTGCTGGTGCAAGTCTTGGAGCTAAAGCTGCATTTGGTATAGGTGCTGGATTAGCTCTTTCTGGTGTCAGTGATATGCTCTTTCCTCTACCAAAAATGCCAGAGTTTAAAAGTGAACAAGATCCTAGAATATCATTTGGTTTTAGCGGGACATCTAATACTAGTCGGGCTGGAACTCCAGTCCCAATTTGTTATGGCGAGATCATAACTGGCTCAGTGGTGATTAGTGGAGCCGTTGACACCCAACAGGTACAAGCATGACAAAAAAAATTATCAGAGGAAGTGGTGGCAGACCTTCTCCACCAACTCCACCTCAACCAACTAGAACACCTGATAATTTACACAGTAGGCAGTTTGCTACTTTTCTTGACCTTATTTCTGAGGGAGAGATAGAAGGTTTTGCTTCAGCATCGAAAGAAGGTCTAACTCAAGGGACAACTGCATACAATAATGCTGCTCTCAAAGATGTAATACTTAACGATACTCCTGTTTTAAAATCTACTGCTAATTCAGCAGATCCAGCAGCAACTGATTTTAACTTTCAAGATGTAGGTTTTACTCCTAGATTTGGAACTGCAAGCCAGACAAAAGTTGATGGAATAGAAAGTAGTTCCTCTGTCACAGCAGTCGGAACAACAGTGACAGCTTCATCACCTGTTACAAGACAGATAACAAATTCAAATGTTGACGCAGCGAATATAACTATTACATTTCCACAGTTACAAAGAGCAACAGAAACAGGTGATCTACTTGGAACTTCTGTTCAACTAAAAATATCTGTTCAATATAATTCGGGAGGTTTTACTGATGTTATTACAGATACTGTCACAGGTAGAAGTGCTGACGCTTATCAAAGAGATTATAGAGTAAATCTTACAGGTGCTTTTCCAGTTGATATAAGAGTCTCAAGAGTGACTGCAGATAGTACTTCTTCTAGTCTTGTAAACGCTTTTACATGGACAAGTCTGGGTGAGATTATCGATGATGCAAATACTTATGCAAATAGTGCTTATGCTGCAATCAGGCTTGACTCAATGCAGTTTAGTTCTATTCCTTCAAGAAAATATAGAATTAGAGGAGTTAAAGTAAGAATACCAGCTGCAGGGGCAAGCGGCTCTGGTACGCCAACTATTGACAGTGCAACAGGAAGAATAATTTATCCAACTGGATATGTCTTTAATGGTGTTATGGGTGCGGCTCAATGGTGTTCTTGTCCATCAATGATATTGCTTGATCTCTTGACAAATACACGTTATGGATTTGGAGATCATATAACAGACAGTAGCCTTGATTTATTTTCTTTTGTTACTGCAAGCAAGTTTGCAAATACATTGGTATCAGATGGATTTGGAGGTCAGGAAGCGCGATTTTCATGTAATGTAAATATTCAAGGAAGTGAGGAAGCTTTTGATCTCATAAATGAGTTGGCTGGTGTGATGCGGTGTATGCCGATATGGTCTGCTGGTAGTATTTCCCTAAAACAAGATAGTCCAGCTACAGCTTCATATCTATTTAATTTGTCAAACATAACCAGTGATGGGTTTACTTATTCTGGTAGCAGTCTCAAGCAACGTCACAGTGTTGTTTCTGTGTCATATTTCAACATGGATACAAAAGAGATAGATTTTGAAGTTGTAGAAGATACCAATTTAATAAATAAGATAGGCTCAAATATCAAACAAGTAAAAGCTTTTGCTTGTACTTCAAGAGGACAAGCTGCCAGACTTGGTCGGGCTATACTTTTCAGTGAAGCCAATGAAACTGAAGTAGTAAGTTTTACAACTTCTATTGATAGCGGTATTGTAGTAAGGCCATCAGCAATAATACAAATTGCAGATCCTGTTAGAAGTGGTGTTAGAAGAGGCGGTAAAATATCATCTGTAACCTCTACAACTATTATTACTGTTGATGATTCTACAAATACAGACATAGCAACTACAGCCAATGCAAAGATTAGTGTTGTAATGCCAGACGGCAGTGTTGAGACTAAAGATATTGTTTCTGTTTCTGGAGCCACGATTACTGTATCAAGTGCTTTTTCTGAAGCACCAAATGTTAATGCTAACTGGCTAATTTCAAATGACACTGTGCAGTCTCAGTTATTTAGAGTCATAACTGTTGAAGAAGTAGATGACGTTAATTATGGCATTACTGCGCTGTCTTATGTAAATGAAAAATATGCTTTTATTGAAGATGGTTCAAGTTTACCAACAAGAACTGTATCTGTATTAAACGAATTAAAAAATCCACCTTCAGCTTTACAAGCGGAAGAAAAAATTGTTGTTATTAATAATCAAGCAGTTTCTAAATTAATTATTAGTTGGCAGCCTATTGTTGGAGTTACACAATATCAAGTTAATTACAGATTTAATAATGGAAACTTTGTTTCTCAAACAGTATCTAGTCCTGACTTTGAGATATTTGACAGTGATGTTGGAACTTATGAAATACAGGTTTTCAGCTTCAATGCAGCACTACAGACAAGTGCTACCTCTGCTGATCTTACTTTTGTTGCACAAGGAAAGACTGCACTGCCAGCAAATGTCACTGGTTTAACAGCAGAGCCTATTAGTGAAAAGTTAGTGCGATTACGTTGGAATTTATCTACTGATGTTGACGTTATTCATGGTGGGCGTGTTTATGTAAGACATTCTACTCTCGTTGACGGAAGCGGATCCTTTGCTAATAGTACTGATTTAATTCAAGCATTAGCTGGTAATACGACAACTGCGGAAGTGCCATATCTTGAAGGCGAATATATTTTAAAATTTCGTGATGATGGAAACAGATTTAGTGCTGGTGAAACAAGTGTAGTTATTGATTTACCTGATAACTTAGCTCCTCTAATTGCTTTAACAAGAAGGGAGGATCAGGATAGTCCAAAATTTCAAGGAACTAAAACTAATGTTTCTTTTGATGCGACTACAAACAGTTTAAATTTATCTGGTACTGGACAGTTTGATTCTATAACTGATTTTGATCTAGTTGGTTCTGTTGATGATTTTGGAGGCATTTCTTCATCAGGTACTTATGAGTTTGGTGGTGCTGCTGGTAGTTCTTTCTTAGATTTAGGTGCTGTATTTAGTGTTGATTTTAAACGACATTTTCTTACTGAAGCGTTTTTCCCTTCTGATCTGTTTGATTCCAGAGGTTTGATTGATAGCATTACAGATTTTGATGGTACAGAAGCTCTTGATGTAAATGCTGAAATGCAAGTTGCAGTTACACAAGATAATCCTAGTTCTGGATCTCCAACCTATACTGCGTTTCAAACTTTTGCAAATGGCACTTATAAAGGAAGAGGTTTTAAATTTAAAGTAAATCTTACAAGTAATGACACAGCACAGGATATAAAGGTTTCTCAGCTAGGTTATACAGCATCTTTACAGAGAAGGACAGAACAGGGTAATCTAACAGCAAGCGGAGCAGGGGCTAAAGCTATCACGTTTACACACCCTTTCTTTGTCGGTACTTCTTCAATTCTTGGTGCGAATACTAATTTACCCTCGATTGGTATTAACGCTCAGAATATGGCATCAGGAGATTATTTTGAAGTATCTAGTGTTTCTGGGACAGGCTTCACAGTACACTTTAAAAATTCATCAAATGCTTCGATTGATAGAAATTTCACTTATCAGGCTGTCGGATTTGGTAAAGGAGGGTAGAATGGGTGTAATTAACTTAAAGTTTTTTAACTTGAATCCTCCAAAACCCTTGCTATAACTGCGATATGGCCGAA